CAAGGCCATCGCCTCGACCAGCGCCCGCGCCCCCCGCTGGGCATCGTTGGCGGCGCGAACCCCGCGGATCGCGGCCCCCGGCGCCTCGATGCCCCCCCGCATCCCGGCGCCCATCCCGGCGCCGGCGACGGCTCCCGCCGTCATCTGATCCAGGGCAACGGCGGGATCGAAAGCGACATCGGTGCCGAGCGTCCCGCCGGCATATTCCAGCCCGCCTTGCACGAACTCGGTGCCGCCCTCGCCGGCCGTCGCCTTGCCGATTCGGGTGACGGCTCCGCCGGCGCCGGGGGCGAGGATGCGCTCAGCGCCGAGCCGTTCCAGCGCCGTCGCGGCGACAGCGAACGGCAGCGCCTTCATCGCGTCGCCGAGCGAAGCGTCGCCGGTGGCGTTGTTGTCGGCGCGATCCTGGGCGATGTTCCCGGTTTGCGACAGCGCGAACACCGGGGAAGCGCCAAGAACGACGCCCATTGCCGGCAGTGATTGAACGCCCTGCTCGTAAATGTAGCGGCCGAGCGCGCCCATCGACGGGCTTGCTTTCAAATCCTCCCAGGTCGTTTCCCCCTGGATCGGCGTACCGGACAGATAGGCGTCGTTCGCCGCCGCCTGGCGCAAGTCCATCTGCTCGATAGTGCCGGCGCCGACGCGGGCCGCATAATCTTCCTCGCTCTCCCACGGCAGCTTGAACTGAAGCCCTGAAAGGATCGAGTTGCTGCGATGGATGCCGGCCTGCAGGTCGGTGGCGCCGCGGGTGAGAAGGTCGGTAAAGCGATCGAGCGGGCCGTCGCTGTGCGCGATGTCGGCCGCTTCCATTTCAGTGAAGGCGTCGACCGGCTGCGGAGCCGCGGCGCGCGTCGTGTAGCCAGCCTCATCGCTGACGCGATAGCCGGCGTCGCGCTGGGCAACGAAGTCCTCGACCGTCTTGCGGAACGGGATCGGCTTGCCGTCCGGGCCGGAAACCCAGGCGTCGACGTCGCCGAGGCCGTGCTTCGCCATGAAGGCAATCAGGTCGTCCGGTGTCGAGCGGGGATCCTTGGCGAGCGCCGTATAGGCTTCGAGCAGCTTGGGATCGTAGCCCTGGAACGGCGTCGCCTCGTCGCTGAAGACGGCAATATTGCCGCCGGAAAAGCGGTCGTTCGGGGCAACCGCCTCCGGCCGCCGGATCGCCGGCGCTGGCGCTCCCGGGACGAGGTCGGCGAAAGGATCGTCGTCGGCGCCGGGTGCGCCCGCCTGGCGCGGGATGAGGTCGGCGAAAGGGTCGGCCATGCTAAAGGTTCTGCCCCGTCATCTGCTTGAAGCGCTGCCGAACCTTGACCGGGTCGGCGCCCTTGCCGATGGCCGCGAGCGCCTGCTGACGGAGCTGGCCCGCGTCCTGTTTCGCGGGAGTCGCCGCCTGCTGAGGCGCTGGCTTGCCCTTGCCGGCGCGCGCGTCGTTCTGCTGCTGCGTGTCGCGCGCCCACTGGATCGCGTCGGCGACCGCCTGCGGCATGTTGCCCGACTTCTGGAAATTGTCGATCGCCCGCGTACGGATGATCCGCCGGGCGCGGCTGTCGACATGCTGCCAAGGCCCGTCCTTGATCTGAGCGTCGACCTCCGTGGTGAGCGCCTTCATCTGAGGCTGGCTGAGAATTTTCGGCTGAGCGGCCTTCCCGCCCTTCGGCCCACCGGCGAAGGCGAAATGTGAGTGCGTTCCCCGATCGAGGCTTTCGATGATCGAATAGCCGGCGGCGCGATACGCCTGTTCGATTTGGGCATGGCTGACGCCGGGCTTGCGGGCGATGTCGATTGCGCGCCCGCCTCGCGTCGTCAGGTGATGACTATTGGCAACGCCGCCGACGCGCCGGTTATGCTCCGGCGTCCTCGCCGTGCTTGTCACCGTTCCGAACTGGCCGCCGATTGCGGCGGCCGCGCCGGCGTCGAACGAGCCGTCCGCCCGGATGTCCTGCCCGCGGCGTGTGTCCCCTGAACGGATGTCCTGGCCCCGGCGGGTGTCGCGCGATCGGGTGTCGGTGCTGTAGATCGAGGCATCATAGTCGCGGTCGGTGTTGTACCGGCGGTCGCCGCTGCGGATGCCCTCGACGTCTATTGCCCGGTCATAGGCGGCGCCGAACTCCTGCCGGCGGATGTCGTCGGCGCGCTCCGGCGTGATGGCGAAATGCTCGCTCGGGCTTCGGCCCTGGGCGACGAGGCCGCGGCGGGCGAACTCGTCATCACCGAACATGGCAGCGAGGCCGCCGACGATCCCGTTGGGGTCGATCTTGTCGCCCTTCATCTGGCCCATTGCCGCGAACAGCGCCGGCAGCCCGGCCTTGAACCGCTCGCTGTCGAAGCCGCCGGGATAATAGGGTTGGCCGGTGTCGACGTCCGCCAGCGGCGCAAGCGGATCGACCTCGCCGCCGGGCGCTTCGGCTGGCGCCGCCTGCGGCTGGGCGAACAGGCTGGCGATCAGCTCGGGAAGGCTGCGCGACGCATTGTTCTGGATGCCGACGCCTTCGGCCTGGTTGCCGTAAAGGAGGGCGTGAGCGCGGGCCTGCCCGGCCTGGGCCTCTCGCAGCGCAACCGTCGCCTGATGCTCCTCGAGCTTGCGGCGCATTTCGGGATCGCCGAACAGCGCGCGGCCGAGTGTCTGCCCGAGGGCTTCGCCAAGCCCCTCGTTCTGATAGTAGAAGGGATTGGCGGCGCGAGCCATTACAGCCCCACCGCGCCGCGGGCGGGATAGAGGCCGAAATCGACGCCCTTCCAAGCCTGAGTCGCGCCGGCAGGCGCTCCGCCGCCGCCCATCAGCGCCATCTGGCCGATCGACTGCGCGAGGCCGCCGAGCGTCCGCAGCGTCCGGCCTTTCTGCTTGGCCGCGTCCAGCTCCGACTGCAGGACGCCGAGCGAGCCGCGCTTGAACCCGCCGAGCTGGCCGATGATCTGGCCGTTGCGGCCAATTCGGATGTCGTTTTGCTGAAGCTGGTCGGTGAGGCCGCCCAGCGTCGCCAGCGCCCGGGCAAGCCCGGCCGTGCGCGAGTTGGCCGCGGCTCCGGCGTTCTCGGCAGCAGCGGCAACGACTGCCGGCGCCGACGACGAGCCGGGGAGATAGCCTTCGGCCCCCGGGTCAGCCGACTTGGTAGCGGCGATCAGCGCGGCGTTGCGGGCGTCAGCCGCCGCCGCCTGTTCGGCCGGGTCGAAGACCTTGCGCGTCGATGCAAGGCTGTCCTCGAAGCGGCCATGCTGCTCGTCCTCGAAGCCCCTTTGGCGCGCCCGCTCGGCGTTGAAGGTGCGGATCGACGCTTTCTCGGCCTTCTTCTCGCCGAAATATTTCATGCCGGCGCCGGCGGCCATGATCGCGGCGGCTACGAGAGGGGGAAAACACATCGGCCTATCTCCCTACGACACGCATGGAGCCGCCGCCGGGCGAGAACAGCCCGGCCCCGCCACCGCCGCCAGCGAAGCCGGAATAGCCGTTGCCGGCCCGAGAGCCGATGCGCGCCACGCTGTCGGCGAAGTTGAGGAACAGATTGCCGAGCGGCGAAAAGCCGGCCGGTTGGTTGAGGCTCTGGATCGCCCGCATGGCCGCGTTGCTCGCGGCTGTGTCGTTGCCGGTCGCGTTCAGCTCGGCGACGACATTGCCGCGGCTGGCCTCGACCTGGTTGCGGAGCTGGTTTGCAAGGTTCAGCCCCTCATTGGCGACGCCGATGCGCTGCCGGTTGCCCTCCTCGACCAGCTCGGCGTTCTTGTCGATCGCCGCCGAGCTGTCGAGATTGCCGGTGCGGGCGAGCGCGTAGATGAGTTGCTTGCGCTGCTGATCCTGCTGCTGATTGACTTGCGGCAGGGCATAGGCGGAATAATCGTCGGCCCTTTTCTTGAAAAAGGCGTCGTTGAAGCCGCCGAACACCTGGTCGATGCTCGACATTCCCGACCGGATGCGGGACTGGCGCGCGACTTCATCGTTGCGCTGCTGCTTGGCAATTTTGGAGGCGCCGCCGTCGCCAAAGAAGCACATCAGCATTTCTCCCAGGCGTAAACGTGAAAGTCCTGGCCTTCGCGGCCGTAGCCTCTCAGCGTCGCTTCACGCTTTGCACCGATCATTTCGAGCCACCTTTGCGCTTCATGGTGTCCCTCCATCGACCGGGCCTCGAGCCGGTGCGCTCCCGCCTTGAACAGCATCGGCACGATACTTCGGGTGATGAGCTTTGTCATCGAAATTCCGATACGTCGGAAGTCGTCAGTCGCAAAAAGCCACATCGAATAGACGTTCGGCCACATTTCATAGCAGCCGAAGGCGGCGATCGGCCGCTCGAGGCCGGACACCCAGCCGACTAGCCTGCCCAGCTCCACGGCTTCGCCGGCGAGCGCCGCGGTATCGTCATCCCAGCGCGTCGCAAAGATTTCGCGGCGATCCGATTCCCGCATCTGCTCCGCCACCGGAAGCACAAGGTCGGGTCGGTTGGCGATCCTTTCCAGCCACATCAGCTCGCCTCGCCCGGGTGATAGTGGACGACGATCTTGGACAGCCGGGCCGGGCCGGGCGCCTCGCTGACCAGGCGCAGCTTGATTAGCGGGCCTCTGCCGACAAGGCCGATGGAGTCGAGGTTGAGCGTCGTGCTGCCGACGATCGCAACCTTGCTTTCGGCGTCGGGATAGTTGGGATCGGTGTTGACATAGACCGACCATTCGCCCTCGCAAACGATGTCGATGGCCGAGTAATTCTTGAACGTCGCGATCTGGCGGCCGTCGATGTAGGGAAGGTCGACTTCGACGCGGCTGCTGTCATAGGTGCGCCCGTCTTGGCCGCCGAGCAGGTAGATGGTGTTGCCGCCGCGCAGCCATACCCGGCCGTCGATCACGCAGGCGTCGGTGATTTCGACGTTCAGCTCGTACGTCGACCATGCCGACGTTTTCGACGAAGCGAAATAGGAGAAGACAAAGGCCCGGGTGCCGAGGAACAGGATGTAGCGCCCGCTGATCGGCTCGAGGACGGCCACCGCCGCCTGGCGCTGCGCTTCGGTGAGCGTCGCCATATATTCGAGCAGATAGTCGTCGATCGGAGTGCCGACGTCGTTGACGCCCGATTGGTTGGAGCTGTCGCGCGCGCGAAGGCTGCGGATGCCGCTGTCGGCGAGAAAGAATACGTCCGCATCGCCGAAGCTCTCGACCGACTTGGGGGCGAACGTCCCGATGTTCGGGAGAACCTGCTTTTGGACGTTCTCGAGCGGATCGGGGTCGAGATACCAAATTTGGATGTTGCGCCGGGCGAACACGGCCATGAGGTTCTGATAGCGGCCCAGCGCCGTCAGTGCCTCAGAGCCGGCCGATTGATTGGACATGTTCTTGAAGCCGAAGCCCACCGCCGGCGCCTGGAACTGAGCAGGTTCGGCAATGCCGCTGAAAGCGAGGATCGAGCTGTAGGCGGCGTAAACCTTTTCCTTGTGTGTCAGCAGCGAATTGATCCGCGCTCCTGCGATCACCGAGCCGCTGGCAGGGTCGCCGTCCGTCACCCTCGCGCCGTTGTAGAAATAGAGCCGGTCGCCGTTGGCATAATCGGCCAACACCCACGGCTTGCCGTCGAAAAACTCGACCATCGGAACGCCGGTCATGGCATGGCCGTCCGGGTGCGCGAGCTGCTGATAGGCAACGCCGCCCGGCACTGCCGGAGTCGGCACCGAGCCAAACGTGAACAGCTCGGTGTCCGCCCCGGCCAGCCCGAAGGTCATGCCCGGCGGCAGCGAATAGATTGGCACCAGTGCAAGCCGCTTCTCAATCTCGCCGCCGCGGGTGATGTGCGCGTTGGCGAGTTGCTGCAGCGATCCTTGCGGCGAGGCGGCCGGGAGCTTCCGCCGATCGAGGCCGGCGCGAAAGTCCTCAATGATGACGTAGGGCATTAGCCTTGCGGCTGGACGCTGACGATCGCAGCGCCGCGCGGATAGCCGCGCCCGTCGCCCTCGCCACCGCCGCCCAGCACGAAGCCCTTCCGCCGCGTCTTGACAACCCGACCCTGCAGCGTCTCGAGGCGGTTCTTGGCCTGGCTGAGCTTGAGCTGCGCTTCGGGATTCTTCACCCCGCCCATCAGCTCGCCGGCCGCGTAGAGGACAATGAGCTGATCGTCCAAGTCGGCACGATCCCCCTGGCTGACCAGCGGGCGCAGCTTGCGGATGCCACTGAAGCGGAGGATCCCGCCGTCGCTCAGTGGCACCGGCCAAACCTCGATCTGCAACTGCCCGTCTGTGTCGACCGCATCCCAGCGCTGCACCGGGTCTTGCCGGGCGTCGAGGTCGCTGTCGATCGCGCTGTAATGGTCAAGCGTGATGCCCCGCTCAACCGGCTGCCAAAAGTTGCCCACCTTGACGTCGACCGCCTGAACGCGCTCGAGGTTGAGGTCGGCCGGGATGTCGTAATATCGCTGCCCGGCCGACAATTCCTTGTCGCGGCGAACCTTCAGGAACGGCCAGTCGAATTGGTCATACAGCCGTTCCTGAGTGTCCTTCAGCGTTTGCTCGAATAGCGGCACCATGCTCTGAGACAGGGCCGGGTTGGGGTCGTAGCGCGCGGCAATGCGGAGCTGATTGACTAGCTCTCCAAGGGTCTTGCCGCGCGCCATGACTTATTCGCCCGAATCCGCGGCCTCGGCGGCCGTTTCGCCAAACACCATCGGGCCGGTGTCGCTGTCGCCGGCGGGCGCCGCCTCCGGCGGCGCTTCGGGAGCGGCAGCCTCCGCCGATGCGGCGCGCTGGCGGCGAGCCGGCTTCGGCGGATCATATTCGGGCATGCCGATGTCGGCGAACGTCACCGGGAGCTGCTTCATCGCGCCCGGGAACAGCCGCGAGAGGATCGGCGCGTTCTCATCGCCCGGCTCGCTGGTGAAGGCTCCGGCGCCGCGGTCGTAGGCATTGGCGAGACGCTGCCATTCCTGCTCCTGCCGGCGGCGATCGTCGAAGCTGGTGGGGCGGATGTCCGTCACCGCGTCGTCGCCGTGAATGTGGCGCAGGATGAGAATTTCGGCCGGCGTGACGTCGATCTTCGGAACGGTGTGAAGAAGGCTCCCGCCGAGGCAGAGGATGATGTTGGCAAGCTGCATATTTCGCTCCTGAGTTTGCCCGGCTGCCAAGGCCGGAAGGATGCTCCCCGGAGCCGAAGCCCCGGGGAGCGGCCGCTTGTTAGGCGACTTCGTAGACGCCGTGACAGTTGAGCTGGTCGGCGATCAGGCCGCCAGTCCAGGTAAGCCCGCGGTACAGGACGTACTTCTCGGGGGGCCGGGCCGGCGAGTGCTTCTTCATGTCCTCGCCGTCCATGACCATCGGGTACATGTGGCGCGGGTCGATGAAGTAGCAGAACTTCTCCATGCCCAGGTCGTCGAGCGTCGGGTCGTACTGGAACCGGCCGACGCCGCGCATCGAAATGTCGGCCATTCCGATGTCGGTCTTGCCGTTGTTGGCGAAGCCCTCCTGGGTGTAGACACCCTTTTCGTGGACTTCCAGCTCGAGCGCGTCGAGGAACGCCGAGCCGGCCATCAGCAGGCTCGGGCGGCCGCCGAAGCGACGAAGCTGCCGGTTTTCCGAACGCAGGGTCTTGGTGAGCGTCTGATTGGCCGCCGAAGCGGTGATCTTGCTCGCCCCGACCAGCGCGCGGTTGCGCCACCAGGCGTTTGTCGCGCGGCTGATGCCGCCGGTGGTGCCGACTGCCGGGGTCAGCGAAATGATCGACTGGACGCCCGGGAACACCTTCGCCGACTGCGAACCGTCGCGCCACAGGATTTCGTTGAACGACCGGGCCGAGCCTTCGGCCATGTCGTCCAGCTTGTCGTCGAGCAGCCCGGTGATGACGGTCAGCTCGCGATCGGTGTGCGCGGTCGTTTCCTCGCCGTTGGTGTCGACGACGCTGATGCCGTCCTTTTTCAGCTCGGTGTGAGTGACCGAAATGCCGGCGTGAAGCTCTTTCCACGGATAGTCGGCCTGCTTCAGGTTAGCCGGGTTGACGTAGCTCACGGTGTCGTCGTGAGTGTAGCCCGCAAAGGACGTGCTATACTCGCCCTTGACGTTGCGACGGATCGACTCCTTGCCGCCCGGGAAGGTCTTCTGCACTTTCCGCATAGCGGCGTACAGCGGACGCTCCTGAATGGTCTGAGCGATGGCCGGCCCCTTCAAGAAGAAGTCGAGCGCGGCATTGGCGATGTTGTCCAATTCCTGCTGAGTGAAAGGCATGGTCTGAACCCTTTTCGGCTCTAGCGGTTAACCGCTGCTGCGATGGCTTCACGGAGCGTTTTCGGCTCCGCGACGGTCGGCGTGGATGAGCCTTGCGGGGTCGGTTTTACTGCCCTGGGCGGCGGCAACGCGGCCGTGAATTGCCGGTTGACCTCCGCCAGCGCCCGATCTGCCAGCGCAACCGCTTCCTCCGGCGTGGTGGGCGCCTTGCCCTCCCGCTGGACGATCGCCCGGCAGGTCGTCTCGACCAGCTCGGCTTTTCTGGCATAGTCGGGATCGGTGGTGCGAATCCTTTGCTCCCATCCCTCCACCGCGGTCGCCATCGCTTGTGCCGTTGCGGCGCGCTGGCGCGCCGCCTCGGCCTCGCTGTCAGCCGTTTCCCTTGCCTTCAGACGCTCCGATGCGAGCGTGGACGTTGCCCGGGTGCGGGCAACTTCCTTGGCGGTGTCCTCGTCGATCAGGCCGGCCTCGACCTTGTCGCGCAAGTCCTCAGGAAGCGTCAGGCCGAGCTGTTCCCTCAGAAAGTTGACCCTTGGCTCAAGCCACTCGAGGGCGGCGGAGAGCTGTTCGGGGTCGCCGCTTTTGAGCTTCGCCATGATGTCGAAGCCATCAGCAACTTCCTCGCCGGTGAGGCTGTTCGCCTCCATGAAACCGGCGATGTTCCGGTAGCGCTCGGCGTCCGGTCGAAGCTCGTTGCGCTCGGCAACAACCTCCTTCCAGCGCGGGTGGTTGTGGAACGGGAGTTTGGAATCGTCCTCGGCGTCTTCCTCGGATTTTGCCTTGTCGGCACCCTCCTCGGCTTCGGCCTCCGATTTTCCTTCCTCGCCCTCAGCGGCGGACGACTCCGCTGGCCCCGGCGCCGGCTCGACGGCCGACTTTACGACCGACAAAAGATCGGCGGGTTGATTAGCGTCCTCATCCACGGTCGACGACTCCGCGGCATTAGCGTCGCTCGAAGCCTCAGCCTCCGCCGAAGCGGCTGCCTGCTCCTCGATTTCTTCCGCAGGGGGCGAGTCTGCGGGGGGTGCGCCCGTTGAACGTGTCATGGCAGGTGTATGCTACTGTCTGTCGCCAAAATCAACATCATTGTTGCGGCGCCGTGTAGCCCGGCTGCCCCTGATCGCGCCGCATGTGCGCCTTCCAGGGGGCGCCGCCCTGATCGCCCTGCAGATTGGGATCGGCGGCAGCGCTGTTCGGCTGCGTCCGCTGGTTCATTGCCGTGATTGACGGGACGCCATCGGCGATCGCCTCGTCAAGGTCGGTGTCGTCATCAACCAGCCGGATCGCGCGCTCTGCCAGCCACCGCGGCGAAATGCCCGGCACCTGCATGATGAACGGCGCCACGCGCTCGAATTTGGCCGCGTCGCGCTCGATGTTCGGCCGGCCGGAGCTGCCGCCCTTGACCTCGAGCCACAATTCTTCGGCGATCTCGGATCGGGTGAGCTTCGGCCACACCGCCCCCGGGCCGGCGATGGTGCGAACCGTCTGCTCGTTCAACTCCTCCAGCAGCACCGTTCCGCAGGCCCGGAACAGCGCCGTCAGCATGTCATCCAAATCGTCGCCGTCGAGGCCGAGCGTCCCTTGCCGGCTGGCCTCGGCGATGCTGCTCTCCGTCGCCGTGCCGCCGGAGACGCCGCCCAAATTGGCTTCCTGATTGCCGGTGACGCGCTGCATGTCGGCGAACAGGCTCTCCGTTTCGTACAGGTTCGGGTCGATCCCGATTTTCTGTACCGGGCAGAGCAGGTCGGTTGCCGGGCGGCCTTTTTCCAACCCGTTCAGCTCGATCACCTGATGCGCCTGGTAGCTGGTCAGCGCCTTGACCTCCTCCTCCTCGAAGGCGCCCTTCGGCGAGACATACAACGGCCGGTTGGCGATGCGGTGCTGGCGCAGCGATTCCTTGGAGCGGTTGAACTCCTTCTGGATGTGCGTCAGGTTCTCAACGTCGCTGTCGGGGAACAGCCGGCCCTCATCCTCGGCGTCGTTGAAGGTGATCGCGAAGACCGGGAAAAACTGCTCGATGAAGATATCCGGGGCGCCCGGCTCGCGCAAAAAGTCCGGGTAGCCCTCGCAAACCACGAGCTGCAGACCCGTCCTCTTGTCATAGACATGATAGACCCGGGCCAGCCCGTCCTGTCCGTTGCTGCAGCGCCGAACGTCGCCGCCTTCGGGGGATCCTGCGACGGTGCGATAGGCGGTGTAGCTCTTGCCGACATCGACGCCATAGGTTTCCTTGATGCGGTCGGGCGTCAGCATGATTTCCTCGGCCAGCCACTCACCGCCGACCCATCCCATCAGCTTTTCGGTCGAAATGCTCGGGATGATCTTGGTCGATCCGGGGAAGCTGAAAACCAGCCCTTCGCGGACGACCCGCTCGGGCTGGCTGCGAATGGCCTCCATCGCCAGCCGCAATTCCTCCGCCTCCGCGGAGTCGGGATCGCTTTCACCGTCCTGAATGTCGGCATGCAGCCGGCCGATGACCGCCAGCCGCTCGGCCATGTCGGCAAGCTCGGACGTCTGCCGCTCGGACAAGTCCATTTCGCGCTGGAAGCCGAGCTTGACATAGCCAACGCCGGTGGTGCGCGCGCGCCGGATGAGTTGCTTCATCTGAGTTTTGAAGCAGGGTTGGCTTTCGCTCAGGTAATGATGCGTACAGGCCACCAGCGTCTTGCCGATGCGGTCGAGCATCTGCCGGCGCTGCATGCCCTGTTGAACGTCCTGCAGGAGCTGCTGGGCGGCTTGGGCGGCGGCGAGGATGCTGGCCGTCTCCTGCGGCGCTGCCTCGATCGCGGCTGGATCGGCCGCAAGCTCGGCGGCCATCGCCACAGTCTGCTGAGCCTCGAGCAGGGATTCCGCCTTGCCGTCCCAAATGGTGAAATCGAGCTTCGGCTTGCGCTTGTAGATGACGGTCGGGTTGCGGGCATAAAGCGATGCAACGGTCATCTTCAGGACGCGCTGGACAAGGTTGACCTTGAACCTTTCGTCGTCGTCCTTCTGCCCCGGCCACTGCTTGCCGCCGGCGAACTTCATGTTCCGCCGCATGCGCTTGAAGTCCGGCTCCCAATGCTTCCGCGCCTGGGCGATGTCGTCCAGCCACCTTTTGACCAGCGCCGCGCGGGCCTGGGGCGGCTCGGGGGCGTCCCGCTCCATCAGCTTGCTGTCGGGGGCTTCGGCCGCGGTGTCGATCTCGTCCATAGTTACATCCCCGCTAGATTGAGTTTCAGTCGTTCGTGACGCTCCCGGGCAGCGGAAGCCTGCTTAACCCAGCCCATCGTGCCGACCCTCGGCCCGGTTGGGCGATCCTGCTGGACTGGCGCCCGCAGCAGCTTGTCGAGGCCAAGGCCGATGTGTGCCAGCGCGTCCACAAAGTCGTCGTGCCGGCCGCCGGGGAATTTCAGGCACTCCTGGCGGGCGTCTTCCGTCCACGCCATCCCTGCCGGGAACTTGACCATGCCCATCGCCGCGCGGCCGGCGATCGGCTGGGCGCGCTGCTGCTTGTCCGCCGCCGGCGTCTGCTCGCGGATGGTGATGTAGACCTTTTCCTCCCGCATGCGCTTGTTGAGGAACGGGCCGATCGACTTGCTGATATGGCCGCCCTCCGCCCACCAGCAAAGCGGCTTCCACCGCTTCATCAGGGCGATCATGGCTTCAACCACTTCGTCGGACTTGGCGCGCTTCCACCAGCAATCGACGAGCCAGATATTGTCGTCCTCGTCGATGCCGACGATCAAAAGGCAGGTGCGGTCGTTGGTCTGCTTGGTGCTGACGGCGTGATCGCTGGCAGCGTAATAACGCAGGTTCCGCGGGCGCTGCTCGATCGAATAGGTCGGCAGCATTTCCGAGCGGAAAAAGTCGCCGTCCTGCGGTGTCGGCCGCTGCTGATAGAGAGCCGAGAAGCCGACCGGGTTGCGGCGGCGGAAATTCTCGAGATATTCGATGCCGAAACGGCTGGGCCACAACGCCTCGCCGGGCTTGCGGCCGAGAATGTCGTCATCCTCGGCGATCGCCGGGATGTTGATGATCTTCCACTGGGCTGCTTCCTCGGCGTTGTAATGCGGGTTCGCCGGATCGGTCAGGCGCCCGACCAAGTCATCTTCGTGCCAGCGGGTCATAATGATGATGATGGCGCCGGTGTCGCTCATCAGGCGGGTCGACATCGTATCGTTGAACCAATCCCACAATTCCTGCCGGATGGTCGCGCTCTGAGCTTCGGCGCGATCCTTCAGGGGGTCGTCGATGATGAGATAATCGGCGCCGCGGCCGGTCGACGAGCCACCTCGCCCGACGAACGCCAGCATCCCGCCCTGCTCCGTCTTCAGGCGGTCGGCAGCGGCCGAGCCTTTGGCGAGCGACGTCCCGGGGAAGACCTGCCTGTATTGATCGGACTGGATGATGCCGCGAACGTCGCGGCCATAGTCCTCGGCGAACGGCTGGTTGTAGGTGGCAAAGATGACATGCCGGTACGGATCGCGGCCGACAAGCCATGCCGGGAAGCGGCGGCTGGTCAGCTCGGACTTCCCATGCCGGGGCGGGAAGGTGACGATCAGCCGGAGGATGCTGCCCTTTTCGACCTCCTCGAGAGCCGCCGCCAGCGCCCTGTGGAAATATTGCGCGTCATAGCGGCTTTTGCCGGCGTCCTCGGGGTCTTCGACGCTTGGCATGGTGAACTCGGTGAACTCGATCAGGCTGTTCTTGGCGCGCTTCGCCTTCAGGACGCGGGTTGCGGCCGCGAGCTGGCGGGCCGCCTGGGCGGCGGCACGTTCCTCGGGGGTCTTGGGCGTCGCGCGCGCCATCAGCCGTCCTTTGCCAATCCAAGGCCGGCTTTGATGAACAGGTAGAGGGCGCCGATTGCGATGACGAAGCTCGACAGCCATTTGACGAAGCGGACGACGTTTCCGGCCGCGTTCCACGCCTGGACAAGCTCGGTTGAAGACTTGTTCAGCGCCCGCACTTCTTCGCGGAGCTGGTCGACCTCGGCCTTCAGAACGTGGAGGGTAATGATGTCCTCGATTTGACGCTCACTCATTGCTCAATTCCCCCCGGCGGTGTCCGGTCGACATAAAACACTTCGACATCGGCAAAGGCGGACTCGGCGCCGCTGGTGACGGTCACACGAACGGCCGCGCTGGCTGATTGGCGCTCGCCGACAACGCCGAAATCGAAGCCGGTGCTGGCGTCGCTCGGATTGAGGATGGTGAGCGGATAGACAGGATCGCTCCTGATGACTGCCCAGGAATAGGCATAGCCCCCGCTGCCGCCGGCGGCGATCGCGGTGACGGGCGGAACATAGCCGCCATTGGTGCCACCGCCCGAAGCATGAGGCGGATCGACGGTGACGGTGAGGGCGCTTCCGCCGGCTCCGCCGGCAGCGGCCATCAGGGCCGCGGAAAGGATGCCGCTCATCAGGATACCCCCGGGCCGGAAACGAAGACGCGCCCCGTCTTCACCCATTTGAGGAAGGCCATGCCGCCGGCGCCGATCGTCCGGTTGCCGGTCGTCGCGGTTCCCGCCAGCCGCAAGGTGACGCCGCTGCCCTGGGCGAGGGTGATGGAGCTGGCGCCGTCATTGATGACCACAACCGAGCTGTCGGCCGGGAGCTGGGGGACGGTGATCGTCTGCCCCGCCACGTTCTCGCTGTAGATTGACTTGCCGACGTCGGCGGCGGCGATGGTGTAGGCCGCGTCCTGCTGATTTTGCGGGATGCCAAGATAGCCGAGTGCCGAACCGTTTTGCGTCAGCGGCTTCAGCGCGTCGATGCCGTCCGCAGTCACCTTGGCGACGACGACGCCGCCGGCGACAATGTAGACGTCCTTGCCGCGCAGCCGCAGGTCTTGCCACTGATTAGCGGTGAAATCGTAGCTGTCGACATAGCCGATGTTGGCCGCGTAGCGCAGGAAGGCGCCCGCGCCGCTCGCGGGAGCGTCGCCGGCAATCGCCCGGATGGCCCCGGGGACATCCATTCCGCCGGTCGAGAGGAAAGTGACCCGGACGGTCGCGCCCTGCCGCAAGCGGAGGCTTGCGCTGTTCGATGCCTGCTCGAGCGCCCAGGTCGCGTTAACGCCGATGATCTGATAGCCGACCGCGCCCTGGTTGGCGGTCGTCCGCTCGACCTTGGCATGGACGTCGCCGGCCGCTGCTTTTGCGTGAAACAGGCTGCCCGGCGGCGCCGTTCCCGCCGCGATGCCGCCTTGGCCGCGGATCGCGCCGGCAAGGTCGAGGCCGGTGAAGCCGATATGTTCCGCCTGGACGGCGGCGGCAGCGAGCTTCGCGGCCGTGACAGAGCCATCGGCCGGTTCGGTGCCGCCGTCATCGAACAGCAGCAGCCAGCGCCCGGCCGCAAGGGCGGCCTCGAAATCGTCGGAGCCGTGCGCGGCGGCGCAAACATAGGTCGCCGTGCCGTGCGAAACCACATCGGACACCGCATAGGCGGTCGCCGTTTCCCAAGGCCCGCGCGGCGTCCAGTTGGAACCGGCGCCGAGCGTTGCGATCGCTGCCGGGGATAGCGCGTCAAGGGTGACGATCGCGTTCTTCAGTGCGCCGTCGTCGCGCTGCAGCTTGGCGAGATTGCCGAGGGCGCCCTTCAGCGTCTCGACAAGCGCGTTAAACTCCGCATCGAGCGCAGGGCCGGGGGGCGGCTGCGACGGGCTGGCGGCTTCATGCTCGGTGAAGCTGAAGGTGCGCGCATAAGGTGTCGGCTGAGGCATTATGCAGACTCCCTCACGGCGTCCATTCAAGAACAATCAGGCCCGGGCGGCCGGCTCCGCCTGCATTGCCCGTCGAGCGGCCGCCGCCGCCGCCAGCGCCGTAGTTTCCACCCGCACCGCCGACGCCGTTATTGGTGCGCCCGCCACCGCCGCCGCCTGGGCCGGCCTGGATGCTGTCGCTGGTTTGCGTCCACAGGGTTCCTGCACCGCCGGCCTGCCCTTGGGTGCCGCCGCCAGCGCCGCCGCCGTTTCCGGTGCCACCGTTGCCGGCCCCTCCACTGGTGCCGCTGGCGTTGCCCGCGCCGATTGGCCCAGCGGCGCCGCCGCCGCCGCCGGAGGTTGAACCGCCCGACGCGCCGCTCCCGCCGCTGCGAACCAAATCACCGATGCAGCTAGAGTCCGACGCCCCCGCGGTGCCGGTCGCTGACGCTGCCGAAACCGTGCTGCTTGACACGCACCATGTCGCGCCGGAATTGCCGCCGCCGATAGCGACTTGGCAGTTTGCGGTCGCGCCGGGAGTGAGGGAGACGTTGTTCTTGCTGGCATAGGCTCCTGCGCCGCCACCCGCAGCGCCGGTGTTGGACGACGGGCCGGTGCCGCCGTTGGCGCCGCCGCCGATGCAGTGGATTTTGTTGTTGGCGCTGTTCCAATCAGCAGGCACCGTGAAGGTGCTGCCGCTGGTGATGAGCATGAACTTGGTCACGCCTCCGGCGGGGGGTGGTTGGCGCCGGCGCATAATGGCGATCGGCTTCACCTTACGCCTCCTGCGCCACGGAAACGACATCCCATTTGGTTTCGGCTGCGTTAAAAATCATGCCGAGGTAGAGCGTCTTGCCGGCCACTGTCGTCGTCGGCAGAGTGACGCCGAGCGCGCGATATTGATTGCCGTAGCTGATTGTGCGCGCCGTACCATTGTCCTTGATGCGGACGACGATGCCCCAACCGTCGACCGCCGTTCCGGTCGGGTTGGCGAGGGTGAGGTTCGCCGCCTGGGCGGTGATGTTCACCTGGTCATTGGCGAAGGTCGGGGTGACGGTCGCCGCCGATGTGACGCTCTGGATTTGCGGAGTTGCCGCCGCTTTCCCGGCAAGCAGCGCGTCGACCTCGCTATCGGTGTAATAGCGCTCGTCATGGTTATGGGCGGCGCCGGCAAAATCCGAGCTGTCGGCAGTCGCCGCCGTGCCGAGGCCAAGCGTTGCCCGGCCGGCCGCCGCGTCGGCGTCGTCGATCAGCGAGCGGCCGAAGGCCGAGAGAACGGCCGGGTCGATCGCCATGCCCGTTGCGCCGCCGCTGACGATAATATCGCCATAGTCGCCGTCTTCCAGGCCGCCCCCTCCGCCGCCGCCGAGCGGGATGTTGCTGCCGTTGATGATGAGCCGGCCGGTGAAGGCGGCGATCGTCAAGTTGGGAAAATCGGCAAGGTCGGCCTCGGCGCCGCTGAACTCGGTCTTGCCCATAAACAGCGCATTGTCGCTGGTCGGGTGAGCGGTCGTCGTCAGGTGCGCCCGGGTGTTGACGAACAGGCACTTGCCGGCCGTCGACGGCATTTTCATGCCGTGCTGGTAATCGAAAACGCAGGTGTCGAGGATCGTCCCGTCACCGCCGATCGCGCCGAACTCGTGGCCGAGCGGCTTATAGACGTCGCCGCTCTCGTGATAGGTCGGATCGTCGGAGAATTTGCAGCGCACGAAGCGGGTTGCCGCGCCTTCCTCGGCCTCGCCCGGGTTGGTCGGGTGAACGAAGCGGTCATGGAACTTGGCGCGGAAGGCGCCGATAATCAGGGCGTCCTGAAAGACGCAGTCGGGCTTGTCGATCTCGAGCGCCCAATTCGTAGTGCCGATGATCCGTCCGCCGATCCACTTGACGCCGCGCACCTGGCCGGTTTCGACGCCAAGGCCCGGGCCATCATTGTTGACCGCCTCGCACTCGAGGAAGGTGATATGGTCGGCATCGCCCCACGAGCCTTCAAGATTGTCCGGCTCGACATCGACGCCGGCGGCGGGGAGGGTGACGAGCGCGCCCTTGCCGGTATCGTTGAACCGGCACAGATGGGCGAGGAACAGCCGGGCGCCGACCAGCGACAAGCCCTGGCGGGCATTGCCGCGGCAGGTGACGTTCTGCAGCAGGATCGGCAGCGCCGGCGTGTCCTTGTAGGGATAGAGCTGGCGGATGTTGAGGCCATCGAACGCGCAGTCATCGAAATTGCAGTTGGTGATCTGCAGCGGGCTTTCGCAATCGTAGACGCGGGCGCCGTCGCAGGCGATCTGGCGGCCGTCCGCTCCCCAAAGGCCGCCGATGATGAGGTTGGCAAGGTTGCCGTCGACGTTGACGCCGTCGATCGCGATTCGGCCCTTGCAGCGGTCGAAGAAGACCGCGCCCTCGAAAGGAGTCGACTTGTTGCCCTCGATGCCGCCGGTGTCGGCGGTCGCATCGCCGGTGTTGTGGTCGAAGCCGCCGTAGCGCAGCCCGGCCGCGCATTTGAGCGTCGCGCCGTTGCCGTACACAGCGACATCGCCGGCGCAGCGGCGGAAGTAGATGACCTTCTCGGGGGCATGCGCCCATTGCGGCGAGGCGCCGAGCGTCTGGACGCCGATGATATAGGTTCGGGCCGGTTCCAGGTGAAGCGAGCCGCCGCCCCAGGCGGTAATCAGCGCCGATGCCCGCCGAAGCGCAGCGGTGTCGTTGGTGACGCCGTCGCCCTTCGCCCCGAACCATGAGGCGCTGATGGCTCCCGGCTCGCTCAGTTGCCGGACGAAGGCGCCGGTGATCGCCTTGGGATCCTCGTCGGAGGGAATATAAACCCGGCGGTCAGGATCGGCGGCGGCAAAGCCGGTGCCGGCGTTCTCGTCGTCGACGATTTTCAGCCGGGCCTGGGCGCCGACCGGGTTGATGAGCGCGTGGAAATATTGCGTGCCGCTGACCGCCGGGCCGAACGTGTAGACGAGCGTGGCGCCATCCATGCTCGGCGCCGAAATGTTCTCATAAACCTTGAGAACGCTGCCGCCTTCCTCACGCTGGAACAGCAGCCAGCTCGCCGAGGTCGAAATGTCGAAGGTGCCGGGGTTGGCGCCGTTCTGATAAACGTAGACCGTCCCGCCGCTGTAGATGATGCTGAAATCGACGCTGTCATAGCCGCTCGGAGCAGCCGGCGAAGCGTCGAAGCCGAACTGCATGAACTCGCCCGAGACGTTGCGGACGGCAACGGTGAAAGCGCCCGCCAAGCCGTCCTGGCCGCGAGCGACCGGCTGATAGGAAGCGGTGCCGGCGTCCTTGGTGACGAGAACCGTGCCGTCATCGGCGATGGCGCCGATCGAGCCGTAATCGTTCGGAGCCGCATATTCGACGACCGCAACCGCGCCGTCATAATGGTTGACCGCCTCCCACTGGAAAACGCCGCCGTCCGGCAGCCCGAACGCGCCCGGCGTCGCAGCCGGAAGCGAAGCGATGTCCGCCGGCGTTTCCTTGAGCGCAAAATCGCCGCCCGGCTGAATGTCCAGCACAGCTCGAGCCGTCGCCGCGTCCGATGCCGAAGCCAGCGATCGGCCGAAAGTGGAAAGAACCTCGGGCCGGATCAGCAGCTCGCCAAGCGCTGCCTCGATGTCGCCATAGCTGCCGTCCGCAAGCGGGTCGCCCTGGTCGCCCTTGTCCCCTTTGTCGCCTTTGTCGCCCGGCGCTCCCGGTGAGCCGTCATTCCCCGGATCGCCCTTGTCCCCCTTGTCGCCCTTATCGCCCTTCGGGCCTGCATCGCCTTGGTCGCCCTTGTCGCCCTTCTCGCCCTTCTCTCCCTGCGGCCCAGTGTCGCCTTTCGGCCCGGGAGGAGCAGCGTCGGCGATCGCCTGAAGCAGATCGGCGGAAACAGCGTCCAGATGAACGACGCCGTCGCGCAGCTTGCCGTCGTCCCGCTGGATCAGCGCAAGATTGACAAGGGTTTCAGCCAGCGTCGTGCCGATGGCGTTGAACTCGGCGTCGAGCTTCGGCCCCGGCTGCTGGTTGGACGGGTTGGACGTCGAGAAGTCCGTGAAGTCGAACTTGCGCTCGTAGGGCGTCGGCTGCGGCATAGCGGAGCTATACCTGTCTGATGTGTCGGGCGCAATGTCTGACGAGTTGCGACAGGTTGGGGGAAAGGCTTTCGGCGGAGCAAAAATTAGTGCGGAGCGCGGGAATAATTTTTGGAGCCGCGCCGCGGGTGGTGCCGGGGGGTGGGGGTCGCCGCCGTCGCTGGGCGCTGGCCGAGCCGACCGGGCGCCGATCCGCGCCGTCGCCGCGCCGCTCAGTGTGTGCGATGCACAGTGGTTGCAGTCTCAGAATTGGCGGATTGCCGCCCTTCGCTGGGGTTCGCTCCCGGCGTTACGCTCCGTTGTCGGGCGTGATGTCGATGATCCGGGGCTTGTGAGCCTCCGCGACGGTAGCTTGCGCCCGCTCGATCACCGCCATCAGCTCATCCTCCGTCATTTCGCTCAGCGGCTTCTCATCCCCGGCGCCGCCAGCCTGCCCCTGTTCGAGGACAAACTTGGCAGCCTGGAAGCGGGTCGCTGCCGGGGTTTTCTCTCCTAGCAGCGCCTCCATTGTCTGCAGCGCCTTGACCCGCAGCTCGCCCCGGAGCTGAGCATTGCAGGCCGCTTGGATGGCCTTTTGCACTGCTTCGCTGGCCATCACCTGCGACGGATGAACCGTTTTATCGTAATTGGCATATTCCACCGCTTGTTGGGAATTTTTACCAACTATCAGCGCTTCGACGAAAAGCCGCTGCTGCTCCGTCAGCGCCGCCATCGCCGGTTCGCGCCTCAGCACCGCTAGGTTCGTCTTCGTCCGCTTGCCAATCCTGTTCGCCATTGGAACCCGCTCCGCTGTCTGACGTTGTTGACACCCCTACCGACAATCTGTAGGAACGCGCGACAGACAGTAACCGACAAAGGGCCGGTCGCCAATGCTTCACGCTCTAGCCAATGCCGCCTTCATCTTCGCCGGGGCGCTCGCCCTGCTGGCGATCCTCGACACCTTGGGCGTCCGCTGATGTTGCGCCTTCCCGACAACAGCCACCGCGCGGTTGAGCGCCATTTGCGCCATGTCCCCTCCCCCCTAAAGGGGGGAGAGGGGAATGAAGGCGCAGCGCTCGGGGCGATCCGGGCATCCTTTGCGCCATCTTGCGCCATCACTGCGCCACTTGAAGGCGCACTGCTTTTCGACCGCCCCTGCGTCCATTGCGGGGAGCCTCCCGCCGACCATTACCGGGGCATCCTTCGGGGCTGCCGCCAAGGCCGCTCGATCTACAGCGCCGCGCCGATCCTGCGGCTGAGGGCTGGGCGATGAGCGCCGCCAGGTCGAACCGCCGCGAGGTTCGCAACCCGATCCTTGGGCTGCCTGCAGCTCGCGCCGCGCTGGCCGAGCTTCCCGCCGACCAGGCCGAGGCTTTGCGGACTGTCCTGCTTGCCATTGCTGCCGATGCTCGGGGGCGCGCCGATGAGAGCTGGCGCAAGCACAAGGGGCCGATGGCCGCCTACTGGAAGGCCGCCAGTGTCTATGCCGGACACATCGCCAAGGCGATCCGCGCCATCCCCCGCCAACCATCCCTGTTCACCAACGAAAGGAACGCATGATGCAAGCCGAGCTATTCGCCCCTGAGCCTTCGCCATCGACCGGCGGCGCCGAGTTGATCCGCCGCCTCACCGGCGAGCCTGAGAACCGCGTCGCCGAGCTTGTGCAGTCGTTCGGCGGAGCCGCGCCGATCCTCGCCGCCGAGCCGTCGCGGCTGCGCCGTGAAGGGCTGAGCGAGGCCGCGATTGAGGCGCTTGGCGCCGCCAAGGCCGCTGCCGCCTGCCTGCTGGAAAGCCGCATCGCCGCCGAGCCGGTTCTGTCCTGCTGGGAGGCGCTGCTGGACTATCTTCGGGCTGAAATGGCTTGGGAGCCGGTGGAGCGCGTCCGCGTCTTCTATCTCAACGGCAAGAACCGGCTGATCGCCAACGAGGCCGCAGGCACCGGCACTGTCGACGAGGCGCCGTTCTTCGTCCGCGAAATCATCCATCGCGCGCTCGACCTTGGCGCGACGGCGCTCATCGTCGCCCACAACCACCCGAGCGGCGATCCGGCGCCTTCCAGCCCGGACGTCAAAATCACCCGCCAGCTCATCGACGCCGGAAGGCCGCTCGGCATCGCCGTCCACGACCATGTCATTGTCGGCCGCGACGGCCATGCCAGCCTCCGCGCCCTTGGGCTGCTGGGCTGACCCTGTTCACCAAGAAGGAGAGAGAGAATGTCCAAGCGCACGATTATCGAAGTGCAGACCAAAGGCGACGCTTGCACCAATCCGGGCGGCATCGCGCTCCGCGAACACCCGGGCGGCGGCAGCTTCATGGTGCAGGATTTCTACATCACCGAGGGCGTCCGCAGCTACTGCAACGGAGCCTATGACTTAACGCTGGTCGATGCCTTGGCGGAGTTCCACCGCCGCGCCGCGCGAGCCGAACGCTACACGGCTGGCGGCGCGCTGCTGCCTGACACCGTCACCGCCGCCCAACTCGCCCTGATCGCCTGATCCGACCTGAGCCGTGGGCCAGCTCCACGGCTCTAGCCGCATCAGCGGAGAAGGAGAGAGACGATGAAGGCCAAACGCCTTGAGCTGACAGTATCGGCAACCGTGCCGAAAGGGATGGGCACGGCCCATTTCCGGGCGCTGGTGCGCGGCCAACTCGGCCAGCGCATCTACCTTTCGATCTATGACCAAATCCACGCCGACACCAACGCCGGAACCATTCGCGTCGCCGTTTCGGGGGCGAGGCGCAAATGACCCGCGCGCCTAGCCTCGCGCCCGGCGCCCGCTGGGCCATCGACGCCAAGGGGCCAGCCTCGCGCTTGCTGCGCGACAAGACCCCGGTGGCCCGCTTCTACACCGGCAAGCTCAGCCTGCCGGAGTGCTTCGACGTCGCCCGCCGCCTCAACGCAACCGAGAGGAATTGAACGATGGAACTTAAGCTCTGGCTGGAAAACGACGACTCCGACGCGCTGGCCGACCATCTGGATAGGATCGCCGATTTGATCCGCGATGGTTTCACAAGCGGCGACATGGGCGCCGAGCGCGGCTGGTGGAGCCTTAGCCACGCGGAATGTTCAGCGCAGGACGCCGCCTGACGCCCCGGGAGGGCGGGAGTGCGACCCGCCCCGACGATGGCGACAGCCAGCAACGGAGAGAAAGGACAGACGATGAGACAGCCCAGGATCAACCGCGAGCGCGCCGAGCGCGCCGACCGCGCCATGAAGGCGCAAGGCTATGAGACGCCAGAAGACCGCCAATCGGCCATCGCCGACATTCTCTGCGACCTTCGCCACCTGTGCGACCGCCACGATTACGATTTCGCCGAGTTGGATCGGCGTGGCTACTCCAACTACGCCGCTGAGGTTCAGCCCGACGACATCGAGCTGAGCGCTCGCCAGATGCACCGCCGAGGCGATTATCCGATCCTTGCTGAGGCCGAGAGCTTCGCCATCCCCGAACCAATGACCGCCGCACCCAGCAACGGAGAGAGACGATGACAACGATGGAAGAAGCGATCGCCTTCGAGGCGCGGGCCATCAAAGAGCTGTGCGACGCGGACGGCTTCAGCCTGAGCCAGATGATCGACGGCATCAAGGCCAAGGCCGACAACATCATGAAGACCCTCGAAGAAGGCGACCCGCAATGATCGGCGCGCCCTTCGCCGCCTTCATTGTCGATGGCGACCTTGGCTGCGCTCCCGGCATGGGCCGCGCCGTCCGCGCCTGCGCGACGGTCGAGGAGGCGATCGCCGCCCAGGCCGCATGGGAGCCGTCGCCGAGCCGCAAGGATCGCGCGGGCTATTGGAACGGCTGGCGCTTCACGATTGTCTCCTGCTACGCGCCGAGCGACTGCCTGCCGGACTGCGTCGAGGCGACCCGGCGCCACCTGCTCGAGCTGGGGATGAGGGAGGCGGCTGCGCCCTATGAGGCGCGGCTGCGGAGGCTGGCGGCATGACCGGCGCGCCTTGCTTCGTGACTCGCGGCGGCAAGCCGGAGCGCCTTCACCGGCTCCCGGCCGTCCGCATCCATCACCGCGGCGGGATCCTGCCCAGCGACCGCTACGGCGCCCGCTGGCGCTCGCTTCCCGTCGAAGGCTCGAAGGCATGGCGCGACGCTCGCCCCGGCCTGCTGGGCCGCCTGTTCAACCGCTGAGAGAGAGGAACGACAATGCCGATCTACACCATCGAGAAGACCTATCGCCTGCCGGTTTACAAGCATGAGCGGATCGAGGCCGACAGCCCCGAGGAGGCCATGCAAAAGGCGCTCGAAAGCGACGATTGGGAAGGCCAGAGGGAAGACTACGAAAGCAGCGGCCCGACCTACATCACCGGCGCTTGGGAGGGCGAGGAAGCATACGGCCCAGGCAGCAACGACCTTGGCCTGCCGATCCCCGACGAGTTTAGCCGCACGGCCAAGGAGGACGAGCATGACGCATGACCAGCGATGCACCTGCGGCGAGTGCCACAAGCTAGACCGCAAACACCCTGCCGAGGGCTTTCAGCTCAATATGTTCGACCAGCGCGAGCAGCGCCCGCCGACCGCTGCCGAGGCGCTTGCCAGCCTGTTCCTGCTCGCCGGGAAGGGCGCGGCCGACGATCACGGCGGCCAGCGGAGGATGGTGCTGTGAGGGCCATCGGCTCGCACCACAGCGCGGCGGCTCAATCGACGACCTGGCTGACACCGCCGCACATCCTCGATGCGCTCGGCGGCTGGCAGAGCTTCGACCTCGATCCCTGCGCCGCGCCGGAGCCGCGACCGTGGCCGACAGCTCGCCGGATGAACGCGCTCGCCGATGGCGACGGATTGATGCTCGAATGGGACGGGCGGGTGCTTCTCAATCCGCCCTACACCAGCGCCGAGATTGGCCGCTGGCTGGAAAAGCTCGCCGATCACGGCTGCGGCACCGCCCTTGTCTTCGCCCGCACCGAAACGGACGCCATGCACCGCTTCATCTGGCAGCGGGCGAGCGGCCTGCTGTTCCTGCGCGGCCGGCTCCATTTCCATTTCGCGGACGGCCGGCGGGCGAAGGCTAACGCCGGCGCCCCGTCTGTCTTGTGCGCCTACGGCCAGGACGACATGGACAGGCTGGCGGCGTCCGAGCTGGACGGCGCGTTCGTGCCGCTGAGGCTCGCCCGCTTCGTCCTGATCCCCGGCCTCAGCCAGAGCTGGGCCGAGGCGATGCGCGATTGGCTGGCGCGGCAGAGCGGCCCGGTCAGCGTTTCCGATGCTTACCGCTTCTTCGCCCGTCACCCCAAGGCAAGGGCGAACCCCAATTGGCGGGCGAAGGTGCGCCAGAAGCTCGCCGAGGTCGGCGACCGGGTGGCGCGCGACCGTTATCAACCGAGGCTCGTATGACCCCCCTCAACCCGGCCCTGCTGTGGCTCGCCTTTGTCGCGGCGCTGCTGCTGGCCTATGTGATGAAAGCGAGAACCAAATGACCCAGGCCATGACCAATGACGAGCTGATCGAGCGCGGGGCAAGCCGCATTCAGCTTTGGTGGCTAACACAGAAGCATGAGGCGATGATCCGCGATGACGCTCTCGACCTCGCCAAAGCCGCCATCACCGCCCTCCAATCCCGCGCCGATGATGTGGAGCGGCTTTGGGACAGGCTGCGCGAGCATCAGTCACCGGACGGAACATGGCTCGGCATCGGCAAAGCCGCTTTCATCGCAGCACTTGGGGAGGGCGTGACCGATGCCAAGGGAGGACATAATGGATAAGCAACGGATGCTGCCTTGCCCGTTTTGTGGCGACGATATGTCGCTTGTCACTTGGTTGGGAAACGAAACTGGCTCGTTGCAGGAAATGGAAGGCCCGCTGTGCGTCTGCGGAGTTCAGGGGTCGATGTATCCAACGCGCGCCGAAGCAATCACCGCTTGGAACACCCGCGCCCATGCAGGAGATACCCAATGAGTGAGGTGAAAACCGACAGGGTGCGCGGCGCACTGAAGCGAGCGCATACCATTTGCGATCACGACGAAGCCGCAAACGACACGATGAGCACCATGCTCACCGGCGACCTCCGCGCCCTGCTCGCATATATCGAACGGCTCGAAGGGGAGAACGCACGATTACAGGAAAAGCTGCGGCTCAAGATTGTGCCCGCCAAGCCTGTTGTCCTTGAAGCCGACGAAGCACTTAAGCAGGAGCAGGGATGATGCCTCGACAAGCTGAGGGGGGAGGGAGGCGAGACAAGCGGCTCAACTTGAAAATCGTCGCCGGCGCGGGCATCCTCGCCGGCGGCCGCAGTGGAGGAACCGGAACATGACCAAGCGCATAATCGCCCTGGTGGCGCTGATCGGCTGGGCCGCGATCACCGCGCTCGCCTGGTATCTCGCCGACGCTCGGATCGACCTGTGCGCTCCGCGCCGCGACGCCAGCTATGCGCGCGAGTGCATCCTTGCCGCCACCGCTGCGCGCGATACCCTTCTCATCATCTGCCTGTCGGTCGGGCTGGGCCTTTCTCTCCTCGCCCTGCTCGCATCGGCGGCGGCAACGGCGCGGCGCTTCAGGGGGCCTTCGAGCTGGTCGCCAGCCAGCCCGGCGGATCGCCCTCGCCTGCGCTAGGGGCTTGAGCGGGCCGGCCGTCGATCGGCTCGGCTAGGACGGCGACTCCGGCCCGCTCGCCCCACCATTTTTCCACCGGCCCCTGCGCCACCTGGCTGTCGTTTCGGAACACCCCGGCGCGCTCCATCGCATCCAGCACCAGCTTTTCGAGATTGTCCTTGTCCGGCTTTTGGTCATGCGGCTGGCCGATCCGGCCGCGATCCGAAGCGGGCGGCTCAAAGGTGAAAACCATGCTCACGCGCACCGGCCCGGTGAACAGGGGGACGGGGTCGCCGCGATAGATGACGGCGGCGAAGGCGGCGCGCTCGACCGCCTTCTTCCACAGTTTCTCGTGCGGGTTGGCGGTGCTGACCCAGCGGCCCCTGACGAGCCGCGGCCGCGACTTCGGGCGCGGCGTTCCGCGCGCCGAGAAGGTGAGGGGCGTGGTCAAAACGGACACCCGTTGCCGGATTGCGGCAGGAACGGGCGAAGCCAGGCCGGCGGCAGATAGAACGGCGCCCCGGCGTCTTCCGCCGCCGGCTCGGGCGGCCCCCATTCATCCCAGCCCCACAGCCGGCGCCCCCACATCAGTTGCAGGTTGACGAGCTGCGGCACCGCCTGAAGATGCTGGACGCAAAGCGTGTCGTTGGCCGGCGCGCCGTGGTCGACGCAGCAATGGTCGACCTGCATCCCGTCGATGTCGAGGCCGTGGATGTGCCTGGCCGCCCAGCGGTGCGCGAACCATCGCCGGCCGCCGTCCCAAAAGCTGCCGTAGGGCGCCGTCTTGAGCTGGCCCCTGGTCGTCCCGCCGATCCACAGGACGCAGCCGGTCGCCGGCTCAAAGCGGCATTTCTCGGCGAACCGCTCGATCGCCGGCCTCGGCAGGAAATGGCCGCGCTCGTCGCGGCACTGGCGCTCGGGCGAGCTAGCCATCGCCGACCCCGTCCGCGATGTCATCGGCCGCTTTGTTGAGCCAGCGCGCCAGCCGCTCCGCCTCGGAGCGCGTGAAGCGGCCCCGTTTGCCCAGGTCGATCGCCTCAACCGCGCGGCCGCGAAGCATCGCCGCGGCGGAAAAGCGCTCGGCCTCGCGGCCGGCCTCGAAGCCGGGCAGCTCGGCGATGGCGGCAGCGACCGGCCCGCTTGCCAGCGGCCCGCCTTCGCCGCTCACAGCTTGACCCCGTTGTTGAGCAGCAGCCGGGCGTCCTCGAACGGGATGCCGCAACGCTCGGCGGCTTTCTCATATTGCCAGTTGAGCCGTCGCCGCAGCGCGTCGCTGCCCATCTTGGCGGCCTGCGCCCGTTGCTTGTCGCCGGCCGGCAGGGCGTCGGCGTCATCGACGCTCGCCGGCTTGTCGCGGGTGGTGATTGCGTTTCCCATGCGCTCAGCTCCTTCTCGGGTGGAATCGGTTGCGGCCGTCGCGGCAGGGCGCGCACATCCCGCCGACCAGGCGCGGCATGTCGTCGCCGCACCGCTCGCACTCTCCCGGCTCGCCGGGGATGAACGGTGCGCTCCGGGCGCTGGCGATCATCGCCTCGCGCGCCCATTCCTCCTGCACCTGCGCGCGGTCGGCTTCATCAGCCATTGTCTGTCTCCATTTCGGAACAAAGGTTAGGAAAAAAGGCAGCCGCGCTCGCCGGGTCGACGATCCAGCGGCCGACCGTCAAAGCGTCCTGCGGCTTGCGCTGCTTGTTCGGCCGCGCCTCGATTTTCAGCAGGCCGCTCGCTATCCACTTGTCGAGCATGGCGACGATGCGCTTTTTCGACTTGGCCTCGATCGCGTCGATTTTCAGCACGTTGGCGACGACATCGCCCGCCCACGGCTCGGTTCGCGTCGGCCGATACCAATAGGTTCCGGCGGCCAGCGCCCGCTGGATTTGGAAGACATGCTCGGTGTCGACGCCGTCCATCACCCGCGGCGGCTTCCAGGCCGAAACCACGCCGACGCTGTCGGCTTCGTGGACGTCGGTGCCGTTGCCGAGCGTCACCGACACCAGCTCGTACCAATCGGCGGCCTCGGGCGGGGCGAGGTTGTGCTTGTCGTCGGCGACCGAGAAGAAGCTGCGATGCTTGGCCGGATCAAGCCCCCAGCCTTCGGCCTGCTCGACCGTCATCCGGTTGAGGACGAGGGTGATTCGCGCGGCGTTGTTGAGCGCTCCGGCGCCGCGCGCGCTGTCGGCCGTGACTGCGTCGCCGTCGAGCTTGCGGCTATGGTGGACGAGGACGACGGCGCAGCCGGTTTCGACCGCGACCCGCGCCCAGCGCTTCGCCACCGCGTCGATCTTGTTGTTGTCGTTCTCGTTGACCCGGTGCGACGAGACGAACGGATCGACGATCAGGACGTCAATGCCCTGCCGCCGGATCGCCTCGGTGACGTTGGCGAACACCGGCTCGATGATCGTGAAGCTGTTGCGATCCTCGACGGCGACGCACAGCTCGGCGCCCTCCGGGCCGCTGTCGACGAACAGGCGGCCTTCGACGTCGGCGGCGAGGATGCCGTGATGGATGGCGGCGGCGACCCGCTGGCGGGCGAGGCTGTCGCTGTCGTCTTCGAGGTTCCAATACCACGCTTTCAGCGGCCCGCCGTAGACCGTCTTGCCCAGCAGCTCCTTGCCCGATGCGACGCTGAGGCAGATGCCGTTCATCAGGCTCGACTTGCCGACGCCGCCGGGGGCGATCACCGCCGTCACCTTGCCGCGCATCAGCCACCGGCCGAGCATCCACGGCCGCGGCGGGATGGCCTGGGCGATCGGGAAGCTCGCCGGCGTCGGCTCGATGACGGTGGCGGCGGGCTGCGCTTGCGCCTGCTGCAGGAGCGCTTGCGGGAACGGGCCGTGGCGGGTGACGTCGACGTTGACGAGCGCCTTGAACTCCTGGTCGAAGCGCTGCTGCGGCCACGGCGGCACCATATGCTCGAGCATCCAGCCGTTCGCCGCCTGATAGGCCGCGTCCAGCGCGATCCGCCCGGCCCGGGCCTCGGCGATGTAGAAGCCGGCGACCTTGGAAAATTCGCCCCAGCGCGTCAGCTCCTCGCCGCCGGCGTGGACGTCGCGGTGAAGGGCGTCAACGGCGCTGTCGAACTTCGGTGTGAAGTCCATCAGCCCGCCGGCCGGCTCCGGTTGGGCTGGCTCGATCCCGGCCATCGGCCGGAGGTCGGCGATAATCTCGGCGAGGTCGTCGAGGCAATATTCCATGTCCGACTGAGCGATGATCGAGCAGGTCGTCGCATGGCCGTTCTTGGCGTGAACCGAGCCGGGGATTCGGATGACCTGGGTGGCGCGGCCGAACGACGGATCGCCGCCGACCTTTTGCGCCAGCGTCTTGCGGAGCGCGGCGACGCGCTCGACTTCCTCGCTGGCTTCGTTGAGCAGCCAGTAGACATGCATCTTGCGGTCGCCGGTTTCGGTCGTCCCGCCGGACGCGACGATCAGGCTGGGTTGGCCGAGCGCCGCGGTCGCGTAGGATCTTTTGGCCTCGGTGTCGCCGCTGTCGATGTCGAGGATGATGGCGGTCAGCGCCACCACCTTGTCGACCGTCGCCTTCTCGTCGCGCGCGGCGGCGCCGGACAGCACTGCCGGGACGATGAAGCCGGCGACATGCCATTCCGCCCAGCGGCGAAGATGCTGGTGAGCGGCGCCGATGAACGCCGGGGCGACGATCTTGCGCTCGCGGAACTCTCCCTCGCGCGGCGTCCCTTTCTCGCCGATGCCGAGCAGCGAAATGACTTCGCCATCATTCCAGTCGACGTTTCGGAACAGGAGCTTCAGATAGGTTTCGACCTGGGCGCTGTCGTACAGGGCCGAATTGTCGGACAGCGGATAAGCGTACAGGCCCGACATCATTCCTCCGGCTGGGCGAGGCGGTAGAGATAGACTTGGCGGACGCAGCCGCCCGGGATCACCCGGCCCCACGAGCGGACATCGTAACGCACCGGGATTTTGTGGCGCGTCACCAGCCCCTTCCTGACCAGCGCCTTCAGCGCGTTGTGGACGGTTTCGCGACGCTCGCCGGTCGCGGCGACAATCTCGGGCAGGATCATCGGCATGCCGCGCTCGCGCAGCGCCTTCAGCGCCGCCTCCTGGATGACCGGCGGCCTCAGCCAGCCGTCCAGGTGCTGGATGAAGTTGCGCTCGATCGCATGCCGACGCTGCTTTGGCCTCACTGGCCGAAGCTCCACGCGCCCGCCTCGGGCGTCGCCGGCTTGGGTTCGCGCCAGCAGCGGGCGGCATAGTCGCAAAATTTGCAGCGGAAGTCGGCTGCCTTGGCGGCGACGCGCGGCAATTCCTCAGGGTCGGCGGTCGCAATAACCCGCACCGCCTTGTCGATGCTGGCCTGAATGAACGCCGGATCGGCCGGGATCAGCTCGGCATAGATTTCCTGAGTGTCGGCGTTCTTGCAGGTGAACAGCGCCGGGTTCTCGGCGAGGCCCAGGTGAAACATCCCCATCTGAACCTGCGGGAAATAGTCGCCGCCATAGGCGCGAAGCCCGCCCTTTTCGAGCTTCTTCCAGCTCTTGCTGCCCAACTCCTTGTTCTCCCACATGAGGGGGTAGCGCATCGCAAACCCGGAGCCGTCCGGCAGCCTCAGCATCGCGGGGCCGGCGGTGATAACGCCGTCGATCATCCCCTTCACCCGGCCCTTGCCGTCCTCGTACTGAGCGATGTCGTAGCGAAACTGCTTGCCCGCCGCGTTTTCGGTCAGCAGCGTGAAGCCGGCGAGCCGCAGGTAGCGGGCCATCGCTTCTTCGCCCCAATGCCCCCGGTCGAAGATGCGGTAGAGCCTTCCGCTGAAGCCACGATCCCCGTCCTTGGGCGCCCGGTGGAACTCGTAGGCGATTGCCCGCAGACATTCATTGCCGAGCCTGCCGGCGCCGATGGCCGGGCGGTTTGCAGTCGGTGTCGATGACCGATAGGCAGCGTCGTCGGAGTCCTTGGCCGCCTTGATCGCTGTGTCCAGATGCTCGCTGAAAGCGGCAGCAAAAGCCGCGCTCGGGCGCGGCATGAAGTCCATCGGGGCGGTCATCGGTCGGTCAGGATAATCGTCTGTCGGCATTTCATACAAGCCCCTCAAAAGAATTATTCATCGCTGCCGATCGCGTCCCGCGCCCGCTCGGCGATCCGCCGCTGCGTCTCGGGCTGAAGCTGGTTGCAGGCGCCGCAATAATGGCCGAGCCGCTTCCTCAGCGGCGGGCCGATGCCGAACGGCGCGTTGGGCGCTCCGCAGCCGTCGCAGCTCGGCACATGCGGGGCGACTCCGGCGGCGATCCAGGGCCGGCTCACGCCGCCCTCCCGGCGCGCCGCGCCCGCGCCTCGGCAATCGCTTCCTCGCGCTCGAGCTGGGCCTTGCGCGCCATCGCCTGAGCGAAGCGGAACTCGCGGACGACACGCTTGACCTGCTCGTTGGTGTCGAACCGTTTCCACCAGCGCGGGTGAGTGTCGATGAACCAAAACCAGTCGGCGGTGCCAAGGTCGCCCTTGAGCATGTTGCACTTGCGGCAGCACGGCACCCAGCGCCCGCCGCCGAGGCAGACGGCGTTGACATGGTCGCGCGTCAGGCTGGTCGACCGCTCCGGCTCGGCCGGCGTGAGCTGCCGCTTGCAATAGCAGCAATAGCCCTGATGCCGCGGCCGCTTCATGGCGCAACCCGGTGGCTGAGCGCCTTGGGGACGCTGACGGGGACGCCGAACGTGGAATAGATGACCGAGGCTTTGGCGGGTCTGACCGTATGGCCGCGATATTCGGCGACTTGCCGCCTGCCGAGCCGGCGGGCGAGGGCGCGGCGATCCTCGGCGTTGAGGCAGATTCGCCGCACCGCCATCTGCCGCCAGCGGCAAATCTCGAGCGCGCAGTCGATCCGCTCGGCGATGTCGGTCAGCCGGCTCACGCTCCGGTTCTCTCTGTCGCTATTTCGGATCACGCCGCCATCCTCGCCGACCGCTCGAGGATCCCGCGGATGGCTTTCTCGCTCCACTTCCACTGCAGCAGGCAGGTCGCCCGGTACTTGGTCAGGCCGAGCGCGTGGAGCGGCTGCAGGCCGAGCATGGCGAGCTGCTTGTCGCTCGGCGGCTCGGTCATCCACCGTTTCGCCTTGTTGGCGGCGCTGGCGTCGCCATGCTCGCGCAGGAAATCGTCCGCGGCGCTCATCGCCAGCAGTCTGTCGCCATTGTCGGCAAGGTGGCAAATCCCGACATCGCGCCCGCCGCCGATCGCATGCCAATGGCCGTGAAAAGCGATGACCGCCGCCCAGGCGTCGATGCCCGACGCCATCGACACCAGCCCGTCGAACAAATTCTCGTAGCGGAACGGGCTGTCGGCGAGCAGGTCGACTTCGGTAAGCACGAACTCGGCCAGCCCGTCGCGGGTCTTTGGGCCGCTGTCGCTGCCGACGCCGGGAGCGATTAGCGCCCCGTTCTCGTCGCGCGGCCACTCGAAGCCGCAGATCGCGCAGTCGCGCATCTGATAGGGAACGAGCGCATCGCACTCCGGGCAATTCTTGACCCCGGCCGCGTCAATGTCGACGTCCTGCTCGATCGAGCCGTGCGTCAGGATCGAGGTTCCGAAGTCCATGACGATACAATCGTCCTTGACCACTCCGGGGTAGCGCGACGGCTCGACCTTGCGAAGGCCGCGGCCGATCATCTGGATCATCGTCGACTTGTAGCTGCTCGGGCGAAGCAGGATGACGCAGCTCGTCGGCTGATGATCCCAGCCTTCGGTCAGGACGGCGACGTTGGTGATGACCTGCAGCTCGCCGCGGTCGTAGGCGGCCAGCGTCTCGCGCCGCTCGGCCGCGCTCATCTTACCTTCGACCGTTGCCGCCCGATAGCCCATCGCCCGGAACGTTTCGGCGACATGGGTGGCGTGGGCGACGGTCGAGCAGAACACGACGGTCTGCCGGTCGCCGGCAACCTTGCTCCATTCCTCAACGACGCGGTCGTTGAGAACGGTCTTGTCCATGATCCTTTCGACCGCCGCCATGTCGAAATCGGAAATGGTCTTCTTGACCCCGCGCAACTCCTCCTGAACGCCGAGGTCGACGACCAGGGTGCGCGGCCTGACCAGCAGCCGGGCCTCGATCAGCTCTTTGAGCGTGATCTGATCGGCGACATTGTCGACGACCGCGCGCAGCGCCTTGCGGTCGCCGCGCTCCGGCGTCGCCGTCACCAGCAGCAGCTTGACCTTGGGGTTGCGCTCCTTGGCGCGGTGGATGATCTTTAGATAGGACGGGGCGACGGCATGGTGGCCTTCGTCGATCGCCAGCACATCGACCGGCGGCATGCCGTCGAGGTTCTTGTCGTTCGCCAGCGTCGCCACCATCGCGAAGGTGCAGCCGTAGCCCCATTGCTTCGCTTGCGACGTGAACAGCCCGGTCGAGGCTCGCGGGTTGACCTTCTCGAAGGTTGCCCGGTTCTGGCTCACCAGCTCGTCGCGGTGCTGCAGGATGATCGCCGAGGCGCCCTGGCGGACATAGCCGCCGGCGACCGCCGACAGCATGACCGTCTTGCCGGCGCCGGTCGGCGCCACCCCGAGGGTGTTGCCGCGCTCATCGAGCGCGGCAATGGCTTTATCTACGAAAACCCTCTGTCTCGGACGCAGTTGCATCCTCACCCCCGTCATGGACGACCTTGACGCCCACGTTCCGAAGCAGCCAGTCACTCGCGCGCTGGCGGATGTCCGGGCAGAAGCCCTCGCATGCCAGCCGCATCATGTCCGTGATCGGCTGTGATTGGCCCGGTTGGGCGGCATATTGTTGCGCCGCCCCTGCGAAAGCGAGCCGTTCCGACCCGCCAATCCCCACTCTCTGCATCACGCTCACCTATCCTTGGGGCGCGCCACCGGCCTGTTGAAGCCACCCCGGCGTCGCCCCCGGGTTAGAAGGGGGCGCAGTCGCAGCGGCCGGTGAGGTCGATGGCGTACCCGCACTCGTCGCAAATCCCCCGCTCGACTCCGAGCTTGTCGCCGGGGGCTGCTGAAAACCCGGCTGTGGCCCTCCCCCCGGAGCGCCGAAGCCGGACGTCGGGGTGGCAGGGGCAGGTTGGGAACCGGCACTTGTTCCCGCATTGCCGAAGCCACCGAATTGCTGCTGGGCGCCGGGGGCGGGCGCAGCCGGTGCGCCAAAGCCGCTGGCCGGAGGCTGCTGGGCTTGGGCGCTGGCATTGAAGATGCCCTGAACGAGCTTCTGATAATGCTTGTGGCCGGACTGGCTCGCCGGGTTCGGCGTCAGCCATTCGCTCACCCGGTTCTTGTCGTCATGCCCGTCCTTTCCTGCCTCGACGCCGATCTTGATGGCGACCCGAAGGTTGCTCAGCTCGGCAAAGTCGTTCAGCTTGTAGCCGGCCGGGTTGTTCGGGCCGGCGCCGCGCCCCGCCTCCAAGATGCGGGTAATGGCGATCATGCCCATCTGCCGGTAGGCTTCGCTGTTGCCCTGATGGAACGGGTTTCCGATCATCTCGAAAACCCTGCGTCCCGCATAGGGCTGCCCCTGGTCGATCGTCAGCTCGCAGTCGATATATTGACCGCCTGAAGCCGAAGACTTGACCCCTTTCACCTGCAGGATCGCCCATGCGAGCTGCCCGTTGGGAATGGTGTCGAACGTCGAGGCGGCCCCTGCGTGACTGCTGAAATCCATCATTTCAAGTCGCTCCTGCTAACATTTATGAGTTTCTGTGGATAACTTTCACCGGGCGCGAATCACCCCGCCGGGGGGGGCCGGCGCCGAATAATTGGGCTGGTCGATGCGCGGCCCCGACTGGATCTTCTTCATCAGCGCTCCGAGGTCGGGCGCCTCGAGCAGCGCCAGCCGGCCGCTGCGATCCTTGGCCGGGACTCCGTAGCCGTTGTGAAGGTGGCAGATGAAGCCGCGCTCGGTGCCTTTCTGGAAGTCGAGGACGGGCGTTCCGCTCGATACGTCGAACAGCCCGCCGGTGATGACCTGGTCGAAAATGCCCGGCAGCTCGCGGCCGGTCTTGCCGCCTTCGACCTGGGCGGAATATTCGGCCCGGCCGAAGTCGTCCTTGCCGCAGTCGAGGATGCCGACGACGATGATGCTCTTGCCCGGGATGTGCTGGGCCTGGGTGAGCCAAGCCACCATTTCCTGCCCCATCAGGCCATAGGCGCCGCGCGTGTCGGGCTTGCCGGTCTTGTCGCTGAACGCTTCCGGCTGGCGCTTCGACCAGGCGAAGGCGTGGCGGCTGGCGACGGTGATCGAATCGACGAACACCGTCTCGAAGGCGTCGAATTGCGAGCGCGGGCCGAGCGTGGCTTCGTAGCTCGCCAGAGCCTCGGCCGAATAAGGGCTGCCGGGAGCCGCGGCCGGGTCGGCGCCGCCGAGCATGCAGACGATCGCCCGCGCCAGCTCCCACGGATGAACCCCGGCCTTGGCCGCCTCCTCGCGGACGTTGACGGTCGAGCCGAGCCAGGCGTCGCTGCCGTCAGGCTTGTCGCCGTTCAGTGCCAAGGTGCCGGCCTCGAGGTCGAGGAACAAAGTCGTCGCGGCGTCGAGGGTGCGCGCCTGATAGGTCTTGCCCCAGCCGGACGGCGCGAACAGCGCGATGTTGACCTTGGGCTTGGTCGCCAGCCGTTCTTCGGCGGAAACGATCTTCAGCATTATCAGTCCTCCCTGATGAGGGTGATCGCCGGCTCGGCGATCTTGGTGGTGCGCGCCGCGTCGATCTTGGCGCGAAGCTCGGGGCTGAGCGCGGCGACGCCGGCGTAGATTTTCTCGCTCATCGAAAATTCGATCTTGAACAAAGCGTCGACGCGCTCCCACGGCAGGGTCTTGGCGACATCCATCAGCGCCGCACTGTCCCATTTGACCATTTGCTTGACGTCGCCCTTGACCTTGAAGCCGTCCTGCAGCTCGAGCGTGACGCTGCCGTGATCCTTTTCGGCCTGGGCGAGCGCCTGCCTGACGCTATCGCCGTAGCGGCGGCCCAGCTCCGCCTTGACTTGCGCGAGCCGCGCCTTCAGGGACGCGACGCCGCTGGCATAGCCTTCCTGAAGCTCAAGGAGCTGGGGAAGCGTCGCCTTGGCAAGGTCGCGATCGAGGGATTTGGCTGGTGCGTCCACGCGCGTTGCTCCTATGCGTAGTTTGCAAGGTTGAGAGGCTTCTTCGGGATACTGATGACCCGCAGCAGCCAGGCGCTCGGGATCGACCCCCTCTCAAACCACTTGGCGACGCCCTTCTCGCTGATCGAGCCGGCGCCGTAGCGCTCGGTTAACATTTCAGTTAACCTGATGTGCTTCTGACGCTGGCTGGTGCCTTCCGGCATTTGCGTGACGTCGTCGAGAAGGCGGTCGAGCTGCATGGCGATACGGGTCTTTCCGCTGCAATGTCTGATTTGTCGGGCGACAATGCCGACAGTCTGTAGCAGCGTCAACACCCCCGCCCAAAAAAATATTCCGACAGTTTGTATGAAAAAGGGGGTTGAGTATTATGCCGACAAAGCGTAGGAAGTCCGGTTCCGGGGACGGGAACGACCGACAAACCGGAAAGGAAAGGACTATGGCAAGACGATCGCATTTTGCACTGGCGCCGAGCGACACGCTCGACGACCAGCGCGGCGAGCCGATGACTCCGCGGGCGCTGACCAAGCAGGAGTTCGGTCGCCGGCTGCAACGGCTCCTCGACGAGCGCGGCTGGCGCCAAAGCGACCTGATGCGGCGCACCGAGGAAACCGATCCCGAGAAGCGCGGGCTGAAGCGGGACGCGATTTCGACCTATATCAACGGCCGCAGCTTCCCAACGCCGGCATCGCTCAACCTGCTCGCTCTGGCGTTCGGCCTGAGCAAGGAGGAATTGCTGCCCAACGCGACGCTCAACGCGATGAACGACGAGCATCCCGCGCTCGAGCTTCGCGCCGCCGCTGGCCATCCCGGCAAGGCATGGGTTCGCGTCAACCGGCTGATGAGCTTCGAGACGGCAACGCAAATCGTCCAGCTCATCAACGAGGAAGACAAGCGCGACTTCGAGGGCCGGTGAGCGAGCTGCTGACGCAGGAGGAGGCGGCTCGCGAGCTTCGCCGCTCCGTCCGCTGGGTCGAGCGCAAGCGCGCCGCTGGCGAGCTGCCGTCGATCCCGGGGCGCCCGGTGATGATCCGCAGGGCCGACCTGCAGGCGTTCATTGAAAGGAGTGTCCGATGGCAAAAGCCAACAACGGGCCGCGGCTCAAGCTCAACGACCGCGGCATCTACGAAATCCGGTGGACGGAAGCTGGACGATCGAAGCGCAGCTCTACGCGCACATCAGATTATGAATCGGCGAAGAAAGTCCTCGCCGCCTTCCTGACGCTCGACGGGCAGGAGCAGCGCCGGGTCGACAACGGGCCGATGCTGGTCATGGACGCGCTCGGCGATCCCGACTTGCCGGACGGCGACGATTATTGGCACGAGCATGTCGTTCCCAAGGTCGTCGACCAGGAGCGCATCCGCTACGACTTCGCCAAGCTGAAGGTGCATTTCGGCGCAATGGCGATCCGCGACATCACTCCGGCCGATGTCCGCGCCTATGTCCGCGACCGGCGGGCCGGGCGTCTCGGGCGGCCGAGCGTCAACCACACCATCAGCCGCGAGCTGGCGACGCTCAACGCCGCGCTCAACCATGCGGTCAAGGAAAAGCGGCTGTCGGCCGCCGAGAAGCCGTTCATCGAGCTTCCCGGGACGTCGCCGCCGCGTGATCGCTGGCTGCGCTTCGACGAGGCCGAGCGGTTGATTGCCGCCGCCGCCGAGCGCGTCGATCCGCACACGCCCAGGGACTTGCCGCCGCGCGTCTACCGCTTCGTCATGCTGGCGCTCGAAACCGGCAGCCGCAAGACGGCTCTGCTCGAGCTGAAGCGGGGGCAGGTCGACTTGGCCGGCGGCCTCATTCACCTGAACCCGGCCGGGCGCCGGCAGACCAAGAAGCGCCGCCCGCCGGTGCCGATCAGCCGCCGCCTGCGGCCGGTGCTGGAACAAACGCTCGCCGTGATCCCCGAGGATCCCGGCGCCTATCTGCTCGACCACCCTGGCTGCATCCGCACCGCCTTCGAGAATTGCGTCGAGCGGGCGGGGCTGGGGCGCGATGTCACCCCGCACGTTCTTCGCCACAGCAAGGCAACGTGGATGGCCCAGGCGGGAGTGTCGATGTTCGAGATTGCCGGGCTGCTCGGCGACACCGTCGCGACGGTCGAGAAGACCTATGCCAAGCACCATCCCGATTATCTCCGTGACGCGGTCGAGGTCGGGCCGGGCGCGCCGCGGCTGCGGGTTGTAGGGGGCGCAGCATGACAGGGAAGCCAAGCCTCGCCGCCATCGCTCAACTCGCCGGGCAAGAGCTGCAGCCGTGGCAGCGCGACATCATTGAAAAGATAGCGTCGCTTCCCCCCGGCCAGCGGCTCATTATTTGGCCGCCGCGCGGCAGCCGCGTGACCCTGCCCAATCGGGGCGCGAAACGGGGCGTTAACGCTCAACCGGGCGTCTGATTTGTCGGCCAACATCCTACAACGGCGCTGAGCGTTTCATGTGAAACGGCGGTTTTCCGCCGTCCGATTTGTCTGACGACACGCCGGAAAGACTGTGTTGACATCGCAGGGGTCGCAAGTTCAATCCTTGCCACGCCCACCATGAAAAAGCCCGCCGCAACAGAGAGTTGGGCGGGCTTTCTATTTCATCCGACAAGCGCCGGACGCCGGAAACGGGGCGTTAAACGGGGCGCATCACCCCGTCAGCCCCTTGACCGCCCACATGACCGCTTCCTCGATCTTGGTGCGGGCAAGAGCGGCTTCGCGGCCGGCCGGGACGACGCGATCGACGGCTTTGACGAAGCCGGCGCCGATGTCCTTCAGCTCGACCATCGCCACCTTCTCGGCCTCACTGAGGACGCGGTACTGATGGCGGACGGCGTTGTTGGCCGTCCGCTCATCGTCGGCGCTGTCGACCCGCTCAGCGCCCACTGGCCGCCACCGTCAGCCGGACGATCGCCGAGAACAGATAGTCCTTGAACCTCTGCTCGGTCGGCAGCTCGCAATAAGGGACGATGCAGGGGTGCGTCTTCGCCTCGGCACATTTTTTCGGCCCGTAGCGCCAGCCCTGGGCGACTTTGTCGCGCTTCCAGTTTTCGTGCATCTGCTCGGGCGTGGCGCTGGGGTTGGCCCGAAGGTAGCGGACGCCGCGGATGGTCGTTGCCCGTATCTCGGGCGATGTGTTCTGCCAGGAGCGATGCGAGAAGTCGCCTAGCGAAATGCAGTAAGCCCGGTTGGCTTCATGCACGATCCGGGCGATATGGTCGTCCCTGAGAACGAAGCATGGCGGCGGCGCGACGACCGGGAACGGCCGCAAAGCGTAGCAGAGGGCGGCGCCGAGGCCCGCGGCAACGGACAGCAGCGCAATCAGCAAGAGAAAATCAGCCATAGCGGCTCACTCCTTTTCGGTTGTCGCCGCGTGGGTGGCGGCAAGCTCGGACTGGAACTGGCGCCAGGTCAGGACTTCGGCGCGGTTGAGGTCGCACTGCTCGGCGAAGGCGATGGCGCCAGCGAAGGGCAGAGCGATGAGGTCGACCCGTTCTCGATCAGGCAGCGGAGCCACGGCAGCATCGGCGGCCCCACCGGGCGGCTGATGTCCACCGGGGGCGGCGGGGGCGGCGACGGGACAAGCTGCCTTTCCCGGGCCGCGCAGGCGCAGGTCGTCAGCATCAGCAGCGATAAGGCGATTCGTTTCATTGTTTCGGCTCCTGAGGGTTTCGGCGAGGGCGGCGGCCTTACGTTCCAGCGCGATCGCCTTGGCGGTGACGCGGGCATAGGCGGCGTCGGCGCCGCGCTTCTCGGCGGCGGCAATTACGGCGTTGACCCTGCTGCTGTGCCAAAGCTGGAAGCCGAGCAGCAGGACGGCGAAGGCGACGCCGATCCAAAACCATGACGGCGCGCGCGAAAAGAAACCGGCGAGCTTCGCGCCCGCCTTGGCAATGGCGATCATTCACTATCTCCTTTTCCGGCTTCGAGCGTCACACCGTCGCGGCCGACGCCGCCTTTGAAGCGGCCGACCGGCCCGCCAATCATCAGGCCGATAATCACGGCGCTCATCGCGGTAATGAAGCCGCCGAGCGAGCAGCCGAAGATGATGACGATGGTATGCTCGCGCTCAGGCGACCAGCCGCCCCACATCAGCAGGGCGATCATCGCAATCGCCATCGCTCCGCAGAACATGCCGGCGGCGGCGACCAGGCAGCCGTAAACGAGCCGCTGGCCTTCGGCGAAAGTGGTTGGCGGCGGGAGGTGCTTAATCACGCGATCCTGCCCGTCGACGGCTGGCGCGGCGGCATCGGGCAACAGGGCATCGCGCGCGGCTCGACCGGAGCGGCGGCGGGAGCGGCGCGCGGTTTGACGACGATCACGCAGCCCGAGACGAGCAGGGCGATGGCAACCCATGCCACCCAGCCAACGCCGAGCGCCGCCACGACTCTCACAGCTCGCCGATCCGGTGCAGCAGCCAGCCGAAAACAAAGGCTTCCTGGCTGGGGTTGGCTTCGGCGAGGCGGATGTAGCGCTCGCCCTGAAGGCAATCGAGCGCCCGCAGCATGACCTTTTCGCCGTCCCGGCCGCGGGCCTTCAGGAGCGCCTGCAGGGCAGCGACGGTGCGCGGGCCAATGCGGCCGTCCACCGCCAGGTCGGGATAGTCCTTGCCCTGCCGGTTGAGGACGTTGAGCGCCCGCTGCAGGAAGGTGGCGGCGGTTCCCGGCCCCATGTTGACGCCGGTATCGAACAGCTCGAGCGCGATCTTCGGCGAGGCGGTCGCGACGCGATCGAAGCCGGGCGCCTTCCAATAGAGCTTTTCGTAGATGGCCTCGGCGGTGGCGCGGGGGAGCTGGCGAAGGTCGCCGGTGTAGCCATTGGCGCGGGCAACCGCCTGAGTGATGCCCCAATTCGTCGGGCCGCCCTTGTCTGCCGGGTGATTGACATACCCGCCTTCGCGGCGAATCAGCTCGTCGATAAGCTGCTCAAGTGACTTGGACATGCCTGCTCCTGTCTGTCGGCAATTCATACACTACCGACAAAACGGCGCAAGCCTCTACGGTCAGTCGTCCGTCTTCCGCTCGACCTTGCCGAACGTGGCGTCGAGCCATTCGTCATAGGCGGTCGGGCCGCTCTTGGTCTTGTTGCCCTCTGCATCCGGGCGGCCGTGCTTCCTGCCAACGATCGCGTCGGCGAACTTGTTGGCGGCGATCGGCCCGGTGCCGGTCGCCGTCGTCGCTCCGGCGAGGGCGGTCGCAACCGGCCCGCCGCCGGGCGCGGCATTGACCACCGCGGCGAGGCTCGGGGCGATGGCGAAGCCGTAGGCGGCGGCGAGAGCGTTATGCTCGGCGCTGTTGGTCTTGCGGCTGTTGACCTGGAACAGCTTCGCCATCTTGCTGACGTTCTGAGCGTCCTGGCCGGCGTAGGCGCCGAGCGGGAGGTAGGCGAGGTCGCGGTTGTACCTGAGGCCCGTCCAGGCGTTGATGAGCGGATCGCCGGCGCCGAACGAAAAGGTGCGGCTGGCGGCGAGCGCGGCATTGTTCTCGAGCCACTTGCCCTCCTTCTCCCATTCGTCTTGGCGATCGGGGTTGAACAGCATTTCGCGCGCGACGCTGGCGAGGAATTGCAGCGCGTATAGGACGCCGACGCTGAGGATCGTCCCGCCGGCATGGGCGGCAAGCAGGTCGAGGTCGCCCTGCCGGGCGAGCCGGGCGCCTTTGAGGACGGGCCGCTTCAAGAGGTTGCGATAGGCCGACTGGATGTAGGCGGTGATCGAGTATGTCGCGTAGGATGCCAGCGGGTTGCGGCTGAGCGGAGCCATTTCGGCCGGGTCGGGCTTCTGGATCGCCATGCGCTCGATACGCTTCAGCGCCGTGTTGTAATCATAGCCTTCAGGCCCGGCGAGCCATGCATCGGAGGGAAGATCGCCGCCCATGTCGGCGAGCTGCCGGGCGAAGGCTTGCGGATCCCTGATGCCCAGCTCGCGCATCAAATTCTCCGCTTCGGAGCCGCGCTTGCCGCCGGCGACGACCCGGTGCGCCATGTCGTTGAGGATGCCGCGGCGGCCGACATCGGCAACCGCCGCGTCCGAGGCGGCGGTGAGGAAGATGAGGCCGGTGTTGCGGTACATCGCGCTCGAGAGGCGGTCGAAGCGGGTTGGGGTGTCCGACGACGTCTGGAAGCGGTCGAGCGCCCGGAACTGCTCGAGCATGTGGTGTTTGATGAAGCCCTGCGCGCGCGCCCATTCCATCATTTCGGCGCGGCTGCCCTTGCTGAGGATGTTCGCCCAGGTCTTCGCCACCGCCTTGACGCCGTGAACGGGGTTGCCGGTGACGATGCCGAGCGACGCCGGCTCGAAAATGGACAGGGTGACGGCTCGGCCCATCATCGCCAGCGTCCCCTTGACCCGAAGGAAGCCGAGCGAGTTGGCGACGGCCGGGTTGGCAAGGAGGCCGGCGCGGCGGTAGCGGCCGCTCATCCGGTCGACCAAATCCCAAACGTAGCGCCGGTCGCTGGCCGGGACGCCTTCGCGGGCCATTTGATCGTCGAGCTGGCGGGCGATCGACGGGCCGCTTCTCTTGACGCCGGGGGGATGGCCGAACCGGCGCTCCCATTCCGTCCGCCGCACCGAGTCGACGACATAACGCACCAGCGACGAAACCGGGTCGGGGTTGTAGAAGTCGCGCAGCAGCGCGTCCGCCTCGGCCGGCAGCTCTCGCTTCTTCTCGCTGTTGGGCAGGGTCGCGCTCGCCGTGTGATCGGCGAACGTCTCCTGATGAAGGATCGCGTCGCGATAGGCAGAAGCCGACTGCAGCGCAAAAGCGTCGCGCACGGCGTCGAACATTTCCTCGACCAGCCCGGCCGGATCGGTGTCGCTGTCGTCCTTCAGCGCCTTGCGAAGCTCCGCATAGCCGTCGATGCCGTACTTGGCGGCGAGGGCGGCGAACGCCTGCAGCCGCTCCGGGCTGGCGGCGATGCTCTCCGCGTCGTCGCCCACATGCTTGTCGAAGACAATCTCGTAAACCCGTACCGCCTGCTCGAGGAAGCGGTCGGGGTTGCCAGCCACCAGCTCGCGGTCGATCTGCCGGTTAAGATAGCCGGCGTCCTGAACATAGCCGAGCTGGATGCCGACGTTGCGGTTCTCATACCACTCGTCGTTGAACGCCTTCCGCATGGCGCTCGCCAGCGGCCTCAGCCCCATGTCATCGGCGACGTCGCGGCCGCCCAGCAGGGCCGCGAGTGTGTCGCGCTGCTCGCGGGTGAGCTTCTTATAGACCCAGCCGCTGCCGCCGACCTTTTCCAGCTCCCTGAACACCGGGTTGAGCGCCTTGTTCTCGCGAATTTCCACGGCGTCACCGAAGGTTCGGCTGACATGCCGGGTGCCGCCGAGGTCGAAAGCGAAATGGTCGTGGATGCGAAGCGCTGCCTTCGATCCCCAGCGGTTCGCCACCATCTTCACGCCGTCCGCGGCGGCCGAAAAGGCGAGCGCGCGGACATTGTTGACCTTCGACATGATCTTGACCGGATCGGCCGCGCGGCGGCTGTTTTCCTCCTTGTCGACCTGCCGATTGTGGAACCATGTGTCGACCGCCTCGAAGTCGGCGGCGAGCAGCCGGCCGAACAGGTTGCGCGTCCGGTTGGCGGAGCGCCTGGCCTGCCGTTGCTGTTCGGGCGTGGCGACGTCGGCAAAGCCGGTCGCGGCTTCGGCCGGCGGCGCGCCGCTTTCAGCGATGGCCTGCAGGCCCAGCGTGTCGATGAGCTTCTGGAAGGCGTCGAAGATGGCAATGCGTTCCTCGCCCTTGGGAAAGGTCAGGCGGAACCGATCTTCGGCTTCGGACAGATAAGCGTCATTGCCCTTGCCGACGAACTCGCTGCCGAACCCGGCATTGGCGAGCTTGAAGCCGATCCATGCCTCGAAGGCGCGAGCGAGCATTTCGGTCGGCCGAGTCCAATAGTCGCCGGCGCCGCTCGTCTTGTTCATCGCGTCGGCGCCTCGCCAGTAGCGGCTTTTCTCCTTAGCCCGGCTGCGGCCGGACAGGATGTTGTCGATCTGAGCCTGTAGCGCCGTTTTCTGCTTCGCGCTCTTGGTTTTGGCGATCTGCTGCTGCAGCCGCATCACCTTCGCGGCAATCTCGGCGCCGTCGAAGAACATGGCATTAAGCAGGTTGACGAACGCCTCGCGCACGTTCCCCGGCTGGAAGTCGGCGCCGCTCTCGCGCACCAGGCCGGACAGCCCTCGCGCCTGTTCGTCGGTGAGCTGGTCGAGCAGGTAATAGTCGAGCGCGTGGCCCCATTCGTGGCTGAAGCTGTTGGAGCGCCCGGGAAGCATGATTTCGGCGCCCTCATGGCTGTAGGCGCCAAGGAAGTTGGCCTTGCCCATCAGCGTCAGCTTCAGCCTGCCCCCGAGCGACAATGCCCTCGGGGCAATGCCAAGGACGGCGGCCATGCCCTGAAGCGTCTGATGAGCGTCGAGAAGCTGGTCGATCGCATATTGCAGCGGCATGCCCGGCGCTATCTCGGCCTTGATGCCGGTCAAGCGTTCCAGCGCCTCGATCAGCAGCCTCGCCTTGCGCCGCGGCGGCAGCAGGTTGAATTTTTCCTCCGTTATGCCGAGCGCCTGGATGGCGCTGGCATAGGCCGACTGACGGTTGGTGAACGACGCCTCGAGGAAGCCCGGTTCATAGCTGCCGCGCTCGCGCTTGGTGTGGCCGTCGATGTCCAGCTCGGCATCCATATCGGGGCCAGCGTCGAACAAGTCCGGGCCATCGGTGCCGTCGCGCTGGCGCAGCAGCCCTTTGAGGATGTCGACCGGCGCTTTGCCCGGCTCGGCGCCGAACAGTCCTTCGCTCGCCTCCTGGCGGTTGGCCTCGGCGATATAGTCCTGAAGCAGCTCCGTCACCTTCTTGCGGCTGGCCGCGCGCGTCATGTCCGCGTTGTAGAACGCGCGGATCAATTCCTCGGTGACGGGTGACATGGCATCGAAAGCGTCGACCTGGGCGAGGATGTCGGCCGGCTTGGTGCCGCGCTTTCTCGCGTCGCTTACCCGCGCTGCCGCGTCGGCGAGGTCGTCGGTGATGTCGTAGCGGGCTTCGATTTCACCGGCCGCCGCTCTCTGCCGCATCTTCGCCCAGGCGGGAGCCACATCGGCAAGCGAGCTGGTGATCGCCCGGATGTCATCGTGCGCGCTCTCCATCATTCGCTCAAGCAGTTTCGGCTTGCCATAGGCCGCCGCGACGACTGCGTTCTCGATCCGCTGCAGCCCGGTCGTGGTCAGCCGCCGGTCGCTGCCGATGAAATTACCCATTTCGCCGGCGGTGAGGTTGCGCGCGAAGGCTTCGACGAAGCCGCGGTTGGCGGCGCTGTTGAGGTCGCCGCCCGCATATTGAGCCAGCAGCTCCGGGGTGATCGTGTCGGCGTCGGACTGCGCCCGCTCGACCGGCGACATTTCGAGCTTGGTGTCCTTGTTGCTCTCGACGACGAACTGGCGCTTTTGCTCGTCGCTCAGCGCCTCGGTGACGCGCCGCACCAGCACCGGCCGCTCGATGCCGGTGATGTCGTGGCCCTGGCTGCGAAGGAAGGCGCGATAGGCTTCCGCCTGCTCCGGGTACTCGTCAAAGATTTTGTTGAGCGCCAGCATGCGGCCGTTGCCGCTGAGGACGACGCCGTTCTCGTCGACGATCGGCGCGCCGCGGTCGCTGCTGGGGTCATCGCCAAGCAGCTCCGGGTCGAACTTGGCGATGATGTCCTGCACCTGCAGGGTCGTCGTCTCGCGGCTGCGGTCGCGGTTCTGAAGCCGCCCTTCGGCCTTCGCCAGCTCGGCGGCGTCGATGACCTCGGCGCGGGTACGAACCTTGTTCCCGGCCGGGGTGCGGACATATTTCTCGCCCTCCTCGAGCGGCTGAGGCTCGCGCGCGGCGGCCGGCTCCGCCTTCGGCGCGTCATTCCCCAGCCCGCCTTCAACCGTTGGAGCGGGCTGAGCGACGGGCTGGGGGTCGACCGGCTGCGGCGCAGGAGCGGGCGCCGCTTGGGTTGACGCGGGAACAAGGTCGGCGAAGGGGTCGCCCTGCGGCTCGGGCTGCACCTGCCTTGGCCGCTCCGTTTCGGGCGGCGTGATTGGCTGAGCCTCGGCGCGGCGCGACGCCGGCTCGAGCGGGGCGGACGGAAGCGGCGCATCGGGCGCTGGCAAGGCCATCGCCTCGACCAGCGCCCGAT